ACTTCTTGTCTCTCATTCATCTTTATTTGTGAACCAAAGAAATCAGGGTCAGTACCTGCTGTACTTGCAGTATCTATTGCATTTCCCCACCAAGTTGTATTATATATTTCGTTAGCCATTACTTTTTTGTTTTATAATTATATTTTACTTTTGCGTTCAGCGTGTTTGTTTGTGTCCACATCATTTTCTTGTTTCTTTAAATACTGCTTTAGTTTCTCAACATTTACCTTTTTAGGTTTATACATTCTCTCTCTCATATTATAAAACCCATCCATGAAAGTTAACATCTTTGTCTGGGTACATATCATCATTACTATTAGAAGTATATTCTGGATATAATGTACTGTTATAAGACATATAATCTAAAAACCTTCTTGTATAGAAATCAGCAGTTTCCGATACTCTATTTATTAACATAGCCATTTCATCGTAAGTAACCGTATCTGAGTTCTCACTTCTATGCTTAAATACTCCTCCATTACTTATCTGATACATAGCAAAAGGTAAAAAGTTACTTTGTGCGTACCATATAAGCATCGGCTTTACATAAGTATTTAATAATAATTTATAATCAGAATTAGCTGGTTGGTCTACTGTACCTGCTATGATAATGTCTTGTAATTTCTGATATAACTTTCCTCCTAAATAATTTTGTATATGCGTATCTTGAGCTACTTCAATAAACTGAATTACTTTGTCAGAGTCTAGGTTACCATCTAAGATAGACCTTTTCTTTAAATCTAGTACGCTTATAAATAATGCTTTTGACATAATATTAAATATTTGGATATGCTCCTCCGTTAGCCATATCTGCTGGTCTAGTAGATACCTCTGAAGGGTTTATCGGTTCAACAAATCCATCTTTCAATGCTTCACTCGTGTCTACATCAGTTTCAGGAGATACTCTCTTCTTATATACTCTTAATTCCCAGAAATGTTGACAATTCTTTCCTCCCTTAAATTTAAACAGAGAATAGTTATTACCTTTATGTCCTAACTTTCTGTTTACTCCTTGAAAGCTCATAAGACCTATATCCTCCTTACGGAATACTACATTGTCCTCAGTAAACATTTCCATCTTTTTACAGAAGTCTCTACTGTTAGGAGACTTTCTATTTGGCATATAAGCATATCTTACTTTAAAGATACCTTTATCTTGCTTAGAATCCTTGTTTGGATTAGCTTCAGCTAAACTAGCTAAATTAAAGTCCTTTTCCGAGTCTTTTACAGCTTCTGAGTGTATTAACTCCCAATCATCCGAGATACGCTCTCCTAGCGGCTCTAATTGGCTTAGAAGGTCATTTCCATCCTCATCACTAAAGTCATTATTTTCTTTTAATGAAATAGCACTATCATGAGACTCACAAGGCATATACCATACTTCTCCATCTACTTCGTGTTCGTGATAACCTTTACATCCTTGTTCTAATGCCTTATCTTCTGCTTCTTTTATTGTCTTGTAAACTTCAACTCCATCTATTTTCTTTAGCTTAGTGCTGAAAGTAGCCTTTGAGCCTATTTTCTCTCCTGTCTCCTCTTCTCTCTTCACTTTAGTAGATATGTTATCTAATTGTGTAAATTCTATTGGTTGTAGAGTAATAAAGTAAAGATTTAAGTATATCTTGTTAAAGTTTAGCATATCTTCTAAACCTTCTATAATCTCTTCTTGGAATGGTCTAATAACTATGTTATCCATAAGTACAGAAGCAGTTCTAAGCTCTTCTGCGTTATTACCAAATCCTGTATTGTCTTTTATCCCTAGTAATATAGGAGATACAATACCGTGACCTAACATTATCTTCTCTCTACTCTCATCAGATAAGAACTGATACTGAGCGTGAGCATCTGGTAAGTGTATAGGGTCAATATCTGCTTTAGTTTCTATAGACTCGTTAAATGCTAGTATAAATTTACCTGCATTAGACGTTCCGCTAAACTTATCGTATATTTTTCTTTCAATTAACTCTTGAGTCTCCTCATTAGGTACTCCATTGTTAAAGTTGATTAATAAAGATGGCTGTAAACCTTGCTTTATGTTATTTATGTGATAATTACTTACTTCTTCTTCTAAAGAACAGTATTGTAAACATCCATGATAATCAACAGGAGCATAATAATAAAATCCACTTCTATATGGCTTGAATATATATAACTCTACTGTTTCACTCTTTTTACCGTTACCAAATGTAGGTATTCTCTTAGGATTATCACTAGGCTTTATATCTACCCACTTAGGATGATAATAATAAGCTCTAATAACACCTTTAGCATCACATTTCTCCGCTCTTAGAGTTTCCATAGGGAAATGTAGTATCTTAATGATTTTAGTCTTAGACTTATTGTATACTACTTGCATAGCAGCTTGTCCTAACATCTTATAATCATTAGAGACTCTCTTTACTTCTCTTGGTCTAACTAATAATTTAAATTTAGCATACATTTCAGGAAATTCCTCGCTATCTGTAGCTTCTATACCTCTACCGTAAATCATATCAACAATACCGTTAATACATCTACTGTTTGTAGGAGAGCCTAAGTATTTCTCTATAAGGCTATCAAAGTAATCATTGTTTTCTCCATAAGAAACCCAATCTTTACCATACACTTCCTTAACCTCTGGTGTTTCATAACCAGATAAGTTTACTACTCTTATAGAATTGTTCTTGTTAGTCATCTAATATCACGTATTCGTTAGAAGGCTCTGCATATTCTGTGTAATCTGAATTACTTATAGAATATCTTCCTTCGTTATTATAAGGAACACTAGTATCTGGCAGAACAGATACTTTATCTCTGTAAACTAATTTATTTGTTGTAGTATTGAATATAGTAATAAAATAATCAAAACTTGTTCTTAGTTTATTTGATGTGCTCACTTGAAATCCCAAATAATTATCATACTTAGTACTTTCATCATTAGTAAGGCTAAAAGTATCATTTGTACTTTCCTCTAAAAACGATATTGTTAAAGAACCAGCAGCAGCTACAAGCGTTCCACTTCCATTAGTAGTATACGTTACCGAAGTACTTCTAGGAATGATGTTAAACGTCTGTGCACTATCATTATTTGTTATTATCATATTATGATAACGATATTTTTCTTTTTTGTTTTATAATAAAAAAGGGTAAGCTAATGCCTACCCTATTTTTACCAATAATAAACAATATTATTATTCGTTACTCATATTTGATGTTTGTACATCGAATCCTGATGTATTGCCTACAGCAACTAGTGTGCTTAGTACAAATAAAGATGGTAATACTTCTTTTCCTTCGAAAGTAATATTATATCCGTTTAAGTCTCCCATTGCACCTCCTGTAGAAGTGTTAACAGAAACTTCACATCCATTTTGTCCTCCAGCTATTCTAAATTTCCCATTATAATCTTCAATGATTATATGAGGTCTACCGTAAGACAATAATTTTAATTGCATCATTGTATCAGCATTTTGTGCCTTAAGAACAAAAGCACCTGATTGAGTCCAGAATGAAGTTCCATTGTCTCTGGAATTTTCATTAGTTTCTTCAAAGGTATTGTTGTCTCCTCTTAATTCAAATTTGTGTACGTCTACACCAGCGGTTAAAGTTGCTACCGTTCCGTCAAATGCAGCAGCGGTTGGAGCGTTAGAACTAGCGTCAGCCATCCCAGCGTACATAGCGTCTGAGTAATTAGCAATGTAAAGATTTTTAATCCCACCTACGGACTCTTTACACGCTTCTAGTCTCCCTTTTGATAAATCACAAGCCATTTTTTATATGTTTTTTAATAAAAAAGGGCAGGTAGAATATCCCACCTACCCCTTTTATATGTTAGTATTAATTTATATTAAGAATAAAGAACGATGTCAGAACCGATACCGTATTGTACACCAGCAGTAAATCTCATTACTATTCTTACGTTTTGACTTCCGTCAATGTCAGCCATATCGATAACTTTTACTTCATTGTGGTCAGATAATAAACCTGTACCGAAATATAAGTTAGACTTTTCAGCAGCCATTGCAGTATTGTCAGCTAATCCATTAGCAACAAAGATTCTTACGCCATCGAAAGATAATTCTCCTCCGTTGTACCATTGAGTACCTTCGTTCATTGTTCCAGCTCCACCTAAGTTAGAAGCAAATCCACCTAAAGCTCTTACATAAGCTCTAGCGATGTTTTGTGATACATATAAGTATAAGTCTTCTTTTCCGTATAATGAAGAAGGAATTGCATCAACGATAGCTCCTAATTGAGCGATAACGTTAGCAGAAGTTACTGTTGCAGCAGCAACGTCAATAACGTCAGCATCAGCAGCAGCTAGTACGGTAAATCCGTCAAACTCTCCAGCGTTAGCGTTAACACCTCTCCAGATGTTTTGCTCATTCTTTTCAGCTACTTTAGCTACAACGTGAGCTAATAAGTAATCTTGGAAAGTTTTAGGTAATGAATCAAATGCAGAATATCCCATAGATACTGCTTCCCAATCTGAACGGAAATCAGCTTTACATAATTCTAAATTTACTTGGAATGTTTCTGGCTCAATAATTCTTTCTGTTAAAGTTACAGAAGAAGTTGCAGCGAAGTCACATCCTCCATTAGCGATAAGGTCTCCTGTAGCTAATTTCTTGATTACTTCTTTAAATTTAATGTTTGGTTTTACTTCGATACCACCTTTTTCGATAGTATTAGCAGATAATAAAGCAGCAGAAATATATTTCCCTGCAAATTCGCCTGCGTAAGTAGTTGTAATTGATGTTGTAGTTGCCATAATTGATATTAGTTGTTAAATAATTTGTTAAATACTCTTTGTTTTGTTGTTACTGGTTGTTTCTGAGAAAATAAGTTCATTGTGTTTGAGCTTACTTCAGCTTCAGGAGAATGTGCGATAGACTCTGCTTCTTCAGATAACTCTACTTTGTCAGAGCTTAATTCTTCAGGAACATCAGATGATTCAACCTCACTCATGTTATCCATCATTTGGTCGTACATAGCTTTAAATTCAGCTACTACCTTGCTTAATTCTTCTTTGGTAGCGTAAATGCTTTCTTCTTCTACCACTTCTTCAACCACGTCTTCTTCGATTACCTCTTCTTCTAAAGAAGTCTCATCTACTGTTTCTTCAGCAAGTTCTACTTGCTCTTCTACTACTTCTGTTTCTACTTCAGCAGAAAGCTCCTCTTGAACAGGAGTTTCTTCTTCAGCTTCTACACAAAGTAATACGTTTTTAAATTTGTTGATAATTTCTGTTGCTTTCATAAATAATTATTATAATTTGTTAACGTTTAATAAATAATCTGTTTCATTTTCGGATTATTGTGAGTTGTTTTGATTGGTTAAACTACCAATTCCTTGAGCCTGTAAACTACCATCACAGCACTTAGTGCTATAGGTATTGTTTTTACATAAACAAGCTCTTTTACTATTCTTTGGGCTATTGCTACTTGGTGTTTTTTTCATTTATCTATTTGTTTTAGTTTGTTTATTGCCCAGTTAATTCCAGAGCTACCACCCCAAGCATCCCACATAATACCTCCACATCCCTCGCTATAAGGAACATCTTTATTCTGTTGGTGTCTTTTAAATGAAGCCATTCTAGCTATTGTTGAACGAGATATATTTTCTCCTGATGCTAATTGATTAGCTCTTGTCCATCCTACTAGAGTTCCACATTCACTACCATTCTCTTCTTTCCATTTTAATGCTCTCTTAGCATTGTTTCTTGCAGCTTGTGGATAATCACTATATGTTTCTAATTCTATTTCTTCTCCCCTAAGCAAAAAGTCCTCTAGTTGAAATAATTTAGCTAATGCTTCAAATTCATCATAGTCCATTTGTTCTTTTACACTTTCATTAGGTCTTTCGTCTAGTTTGTCTGTAAAGAATCCTTCTATACTAAATCCTTTTACTTTACCTTCTTTAACAAACTCTTCCCAAATCTGGTCATTATTTACTTTTACAGAAACCATCCAAGTTCCTACTGGTAAGTCAAGATTATACTTAGCTGATTTGTCTTTCTTCTCATCTTCTATTATCCAACTCTCTACAACACTTAGTCCATTTAATTCTACCTCGTGTTCTAATGTTGAGTTATTCTGCTTACCCTTAGTCAAAAACAGCTCAGAAGCTTTTCTTACAGTTTCTTTAGAGAAGAATATATAATACTCTTCTTCTCCGTTATGTCTGTATATCTTCTTGTCTGGTATTAAGGCAGCCCCCATAAGTATGCGTTTCTCAGCATCTACTTCAGCTAACTTAATCTCTTGTGCTTTTAAAGCAATGAAGTCTTCTTCTATTGCAGGGTTTTCCACTATAGATATAGCTTCTATACCAGAAAAATCATTTTCTTCGTCTATAAATAATTCTATAATATTTTCTTCCATAATTTGATAACGTATTTAATGTATTTTGTTTTATATTAGTCTCCTCCTAATGAAGCTCCTGTTGATATTTGTAAGTCTAATTCTTGTTGTGATGTCATCTGACTACTTACTACATAAGCTTGAACAGGTTCTTGGAATTGACTACCTACTGCTTCGGCTAATTGATTAGTTCCTGTAGAGCCAACTAAGTTAAAGTCAAATGTTCTATCTCCTCCACCTCCTGCTTGTGGTGTTGGAGTGCTTGTAGAATTTGGATTTATAGAACTAATTTTTCTAACATTCATTAAACCTTTAACTAATGTTGAAGCTCCAAGAGCAAATCTACCTAAAGTAGAAGGAATAGTAGGGTCATTAAAAGCTTTATCAACTCCAGCATAAGTATCTATTAATGCTCCTGCTATAGCTAATTGCTTATGCCTTTTTGTTGCTTTACCAGATAAACTAGCAAAAGCAGTAAAAGCACCTGACAAAAGACCTAGTGTTTCCATTCTAGCATTTCTTTCAGCTTCATCAATAGCTATTCTATCGTTACTATTTTGCTGTTTAGCTGCTGTTCTTTGCCTTTCGTACTCCTCTTCTATAAATACCCTGTCAGCAAGATTGCTTATTTGTTTTTTCTTTTCTTCTTCTTCTTTATTTATTCTCTCTAAATCTTGTGCAAGTTTCTCATCCAATAAGGTTCTTTGTATATCTAAACCCTGCATAATGTTATTAGCTCTAAGTATTTGCCCTTCTAGCATAATATTTGTTACCTCATTTTCTGCTTCTCTTAGTCTCTGCTCATAACCTCTGTATCTTTCTTCATCTCGCATCTTAACATTAGCATTGTATTTATCTTCTAATGCTAATAAGGCTCTAAAATAATCCATTTTAGCAGTTAATATAGATTCCTCGAACTTTTTCTCTGCTAATAGTTTTTCTTCATCTGAAGCATTTGACCTTTTAAACTCTTCTAATCTTAATCTTTCTTTCTCTTCAAAATTCTCTCTTCTTCTAAGTAAATCTTGTTCTTGATATCTCTTTTGTATTGCAAACTTTCTAACTTCATTTTCCTCTAAAGCTATTTCTTCTTCTCTTTGGAATCCTAATATTATCTTAGATAAATCAAGGTATTTTTGTTTAAATACTTTCTTAGACTCTTTAGCATTTTCTTTTTCTTCACTAGTTGTTTTTGCTAATAGTAACAAATACTCTTTAGAGGTTTTATTATATTCTTTTGTCGTATCATCTAAATTTTCTGTAGCAGTATCTAAATCATTTAATATTTGAGCTCTATCTCCTGACCTTGTTATAAATTGAGCAGTATTCATGCTCTCTATTTCATTTTGTATTCTTGATTTTTCAGAAGATAACGCAAGTCTTTTGTCAAACAATTCGTCTAACTCTACCTTTTTTATATTTATCTCTAACTCTTTTTCTTTCTCTTTAAGAAAATCTTGTGTTATTCTAGTTAGTTCCTCTGTGTTTCCTGCTGCTGCTTTTAAATCTTTTGCCAAATCCTTATCTAACCTAGAAAGACCTTTTACAATACCAACTCTTTCTTCTAAAGATGTATTTACATTTAATAAAGCTTCTTCATAAATATGTAAAGTTGTTATCTCATCTTTTAAGCTTTTATTCAAGTCATTACTAGCTGATTTAGCTTTCATACTATTAATCTCAAATTTCTCTAATAAAGCTATAACACCTTGAAATGCCAATACTAAACCTAAAGGACCCATCATTGCAGACCATATATTTTTTAGTCCAGCAGCAAAACCTCCTGCTGCTCTTGTAGTAAATGCAAAGTTAGATACTAATTGTGAAAGGTTGTTCGCCATACCTCTAATTCCATAGTTGGAATCTGATATAGTTCTACCAAGTTCTAGTACTGTTGCAGTAGCTCCACCAGTTGCTCCAGATGCTGCTTTGCCTTTCCCAGCGTTTTGAGACAGCTTTACTAATTCACTATTTAATTCTTTAGTGCTAAGAGTAACATTGTCCATAGAAGCAATCGCTTGACCACCTTCTACTTTTATTACTATTGTTTTTGTTGTTGATGAGCTTGTTGCCATTATTTATTTCGTTTTATTGCGTTTTTAAATTCTTTCCAATTAGTAGGTGCTAAATATTTACCTTTAGCTATATTTATATCTTCGTCTTTAACATCCCAATCAGATGTTCCTAATAAATCTATTATCTCTCTTATCATATTATTTGTTTTATGGACACGGACAACTTATAGATGTAATTACTCCTTGTGAGTCTAAAACCATAACCATAAAACAACCACTATCGCAATAAGTGTCATCATTTGACGACCCTGATTGAGTGTATGTTCCTGCTGCGGCAGTAGAGTTTAATTCGTTATCAGTAAACATTGTGTCTCCTATTGATAAATCTTGTAATGTTCGAATAGATAAACTAAAATATAATGAGACAGAATTATTTTGATAAGAAACAACAGTAGAGTTAAAGTCAAGACCTACTATGTTTATTAATTCTAATGTAGCCTTGCCTGTATTTATATTCATCTGTATCTTATTTATCTTATAACTTGTGCCTGATATAATTAGTTTGTCGTTTAATTGTAACTTAGTAACTAATTTTAAAGGTAATGTAGCTTCAAACTTAGATAATCTTGACTTTTGATTGTATATAGGCACTATATAGTTAAAGTAGTAATTGTTAAACAGGCTTTCTGTATTTATATTATCTACAAAAAACTCATCTCCTTCTTCGCCAAAATGAATTGACTGTAAATTAGTAGACGCACTTGTTGTTAAGGTATTTGCTGGTCTTATATATTGGTCAAAATCATCGTTATTTGTGTTAAATATAACATAATTAGAAGTGTCTTGTTTTCTACAATAAAAAACTAGAGGTTTTCCAAGTATTGGATTCTCATCTTTACTAACCATCCATCCCCATTGTACAGTAGTTCTGTCTGTGTCATCATTTTGGTCAGTCATTCTCTCATACATAAGATGTTCAAATCCTAACTTAACAGAATACGTTCCTCCATCAAATGCTAAAGGGTTGCTTATAGAATTAGACCTGTTACTAAGTCTTTCATTACCAAATTCATCATTAGTTATTTCATTACTGTTGACTATAGCAAAAGTAGAAGCTTGTTGATATTCAAAATCTATCTTAGAATATATGTTTGCTTTATCTACAGTATGTTTGTCAGCATGAATATATTGACTTACATCGTGACTTGTCCCTTCATCATAAAATTTGTCTAATGTTCTTACTTTAATTGTTTCTCCATCATAAAAAGCAGTTAGATTAAACATCTTAAATATAGATGTTAAAAAGTCTATAACTTTCATCTTAGGCATATTATCTACTATATTTATACCTGAAGAAACGCCTATAGCGTTACCTCCATTGTATGTATAGTTAGCAGTATAACCAGCAGAACCACCTGAGTTATCTACCTCATTGTATACTATATTAAAACTATTTACAGCTATTTGAGTTATACCTCCTTGTGTTCTTACTTTAAATATAGGGGTAAAAGTTTGTGTTCCTTCGCCACTTCCAAATTCCTTTTGTATCGTATAACTTCTAGTAACAGCTCCTCCTCCAGAATGCTCTGAAGTTCCTATTATTTCTCCTGACTCTCCATCAAATAACTCTAAAGTATATAGTCCTGTTCCAGTAGGAGTTACTTGTATTTGATAATTATAATAAATTTCTGTAATATCAGGTCCGTCAACCACAATAGAAGTAACTAAGTCTTTATTAGAATTGCTTCTAGGGTCGTTTTGACCAGTAGGAGTTGTATTTATAAATAAATAATCATCTAAATCAAGTTTTCTTTCACTTATTGCTATTTGTGAAGATAAATCTCCTTTTTCTCTATGCAACCATAGATATAACTCATAGAATGAAGCATTAGACGTACTAAAGAAGTCGTTTGTTCCGTTTTTAGAGAATGTAATACCATATCTGTCTTCTATACCTAATATTATGTGATATAATCTAATTGCTGGTTTTAAGTCTATCATAGATAGTCCAGTAGGATGAGAGGTAGAACTGTTATGATGTCTTACATTTCTTGAAACAACCTCTTCTCTTAACTCAGGTCCATTGTCGTGAGTTGAATCCCAATAATAATGACTTTTACCACTTATAAAAGGATAACACAAGTCTCCTGCTGTTGTAGAGGATGTGTTAGTCACTAAAGTTTGACTAATTGGATGTAGGTTAAATCCGTCAGAAAACCCTGTATTTACGTTAGAAGAAGTATATATTTGATTAAATTTAGATAAATAAGAAGTATTATCTACAGCTAAGTTATCTAACTCATCATCGCCAAAAAGTAAGTTAAGATTTACTGTTTTACCATAAAATACAGCCTTATAAGCAAAAGCAACTCCGTTTTTCATGCTTACGCTATTTAAACTAAGGAATCCTTTCTTATAATCCTCTCCATTTATCTTTATTAAAGCTTCTTTCTTTACTCTAGCATCATAACCACCATCTATATCAAAATTATAGTAATGTTTAAAGATTAAGTTGTTAGGAGAACTAGCAGGTAAGCTAAATTGTTGTGTAAAGTCAGTAAATACCTTAGCTATGTCTCTAATATCCTGTATTGAGTTAGTTATGTTGATAGATTCTTCTGAAAAGATGTCTAATCGCTTATAAGTTACAGTTTCACCAAATCCTGCTGTATTTATATATATTTCTACTTCTCTACGCATATTATCTTACGTTGTTTATCTTATCAAATGCAAATTCTAGTTCTATTGTGTAATTTATTAACTTATCATCTAATCTAGTCTTGAATGATAGGTTAGATGAGGTTAATCTAACTGGTAGAGTCTTTTCATTGTACTCTATCCATATTTTGTCGCTTAAAGACATCTGTCTAAATACTTCATTGTAAGATTCTGGATAGAATCCTGTATTTAAACTTAAAGTTTCTTTAGCATTAACGTGAAAAGTCTCATATTGATGTTGATAAGTGTTATAAGAGCCATTATTTATTATATTTGACTTAAACATCTCATCTTTCTTAGTCATACTAAGGTTACTTCTCTTAAAGAACCATATATCTTGATAAGCACCGAACTTATTAATAAACGTGACCTTGTAAGGAGTATATTTACACTCTTCTATATTATCTACTTTAATTATTGTTAAACCATCTACTGCTGATACATAAACTGTATCTACAGGATGTAACTCAAAGTCATCTTCAAATTGGTCAATACAAGCATTATCCTCAAATGTACCTCCATCTAACTCTACTCTTTCTTCAAAGCTATCTGCTCCATTAACACCATTGCTTACATAAACTACTTGGTCTTGTATTTTAAGACCAGTAGAAGGAAGCCAAGAATATACTTGTTGTCCTTGATAAAAGAAAGCTACCGAGTTAGTGTTTTCATTATCTACTGGTATTCTTATAGGAGCATCATCTTTTTTCAGTATAACATTATTAGATTGTAAGTAACCTTGCAATAATTGAGGATTCGCACCATCTTCAAAGTAGCCATATCCATAAAATGCCCTTACACCTAAAGTAATTTCTGCTACTGGAACACCAGTAGTTAAAGTTTTTGTAATTCTATAATCTACATACATTGTAGTGTAGTCTTCTGTAGCATCTGCATCACTTGGATATACTCCATTAAATGCTGCTGGTATATAGTCTTTTATTAACTCTGAAATCTCAAATGTTACTGATTCATCTATAGCTGTTGAGGTTAATGTGTATTGTGGATTAAGTGTCCAAGACGTATTTGCTGCTCCTCTGTATATTAATATCTCTATTGTAGCACTAATTAAATTTGTATCTTGTACGTTTACGAAATATGGACTTCTTACGTTTATTTTAGCCATTTGTTTTTATTTTATCAAATTCTTTTGTTAGCTCCTTATTAAATGCTTCTAATATAGCATCATCAAATTCATCTAATGTGTTGTTTATTGCTCTGTCTATAAAATTACTTCCTTTATATCCGAATCTTTTTATTATTCCTTCTCTAGCTATACTTCTGCTAATAAGAAATGATATCTTATTGTAATTATAATCTGTCTGTTTAAGGTATCTGCCAGTAGTATTGTCTCTAAGACGTATACCTTTGACTTTTAACCACTCTTTTATTCTATATCCGTTAGCTGGTCTACCTCCTTTACCAATACCTTCATCTATAGCTCCACCATAACCAGCCATAGTAACTGTTAAAGCGTTACCTACTGCTTTTCCTTTAATACTTCTTGACAAATTACCACTAGCCATAGTGTTATCTGTCTGTAACTGCTGCTGAAGTCTATCTACAACTTGGTCGCCTAGTCTTTTAAGTGCTATTGTTATAAAACTAGTGTCCATTAGCAGATACTTATATCATTTCTCATTATTATGTCTATATCAGCTCCCCATCCTACTAATTCATTCTCAAATCTGTCTTTAAATGGCTGAACAGAGATATTATCGTCCACTTGTAGTAATTCTGTTCTTAAAGTACCTCTTTTTAGCTTAGAGTACACTAAATTGACTACTTGCAACTGTGTATTCATTATATCTTGTAAATTATCGTTGCCATAGAATAAATCATAGCTATAATCCTGTTTATTGTAGTCTAATATGTCTGCACATAGTACTTGAAGCGTAAAAGTGATAGTATTTGAGCTTATTACAGCATTTGAGATGTTTAAGTGTGTTAAAGGGAATATATCTGTCTTATTTAGGTTAATTTCAGTAATATCTCCGAAACTAACACTATTAACGTGCTTATTTAATCTTAATTCGTCCTTTAACTTGTCTAATAAGTCATATACTTGTGTCATATCTATTTTTTATGTGCCCTTTTTATTAAAGCATTCTCTAAATTTGTTTTATCCTTTATATATTCCAAATACATCAAACAGGTATGTATTGGAAGTCTGGTTGCTTCATCAATTCTAGCTGCATCTTCTTTAGCGATTGTAAATATTGATTGATACCAACCCCACTTTTGTCCAAAGTTCGCTTGAGCTGAGGTGGAACTCCCTCCTTCTTCAATACCTTCACTAAATAATCCACCGTATAACTCGGTAATTTTCTCCCTAAACGATAAAAAAAAACCATCGCACCTATTGCTACATTAACTGGCATATCCAACATTACATCTGAGTACTTATGACTACCTTCATAATCCATCACTCTATAAAACTCCTTCTTCTTAAAGATAACAGGTCTAAATAAGACAGCCATTGCTTTATGCATCTTCTGCCAATCAGATATATTATTATCTAAATCAATAAACTCTCCAAATGACATTTCGTCTAACTTTGGTATAAAACCAAACTCAACGATAGTCTCATCTCCATACTCATCTTTAGCAGACATCTCAAATCTGTTGACTAAAGGCTTCTCTTCATCAAAACATCTATTTACTGTATCAATAGCAAAATCAAAGTTGTTTATAGGTACTTTAAAAGTATCTTCTATATCTAGGTTACAAAATATCTGTAACATCTTTGTCTTAATATACACCTCATCTTCCTTATCCCATTTATCTAATACTTTTAGATAATCCTGATACTGCCTTAATGTTATACCTTCTAACTTAGTAGGTACTTCTAACTTATATTCTTTTACCATACTATGATAACGAAATCCACTACTTTTTGTTTTAACAGTATAAAAAAACAAAAATAAAAAATATCGTTATCTATATAGACAGTTGCAAATCTGTATAAGTTGCTACACTTTAGGCATAAACTCCTATTGGTTCAGGTAACCTAAATCTCCTTGAGAATTGCGATACTAATCCCTTTGTTATTTTCGTAGACGCCCTAGTATCATTCAACTCAACGAGTACAGCTGCTAACAAGTTGTTTAGCTAACAACATTTAAAGTAACATATATAAAGAGGAGGGCGAATAAAACTCCATCAATACACCTTTTAAATACTCAACTCGTTTTAAAATTATATTTATATTTTTAGAATATGAGTTTTAGAATAATTCGTTTTTGTAATGAAATCATAAGAGTGGGCTACTTACCTCAGCAATCTCCAATTTACGTTAAATTACTATATAATTACATTAAAATAATATATTCTGAATCGTTTTAAGCTATGTTTAACAAAAGATATTTAAATAAAGGTATGTATGTATAGATGAGGTAATAAAAGGCTCTTAAATGAGCTTAAATGAGGTTGTTCCAATATCACTATATATAATCTCTCATTATCAAACAATTAAAAAATAAACGCAGTAAATAAAGCGTATAAAAAAAAGGGCTAAAACCTAAGTTTTAAACCCTCTTTTGACTAACCAAAACAAATTTGTTTATATGTCTTTAATGTTGTTTAGTATGTATTATTTTAAGCATATTTATTAATTGTTTCTTTTAGATTATCTAAATACATTTGCTGAGTCTTCTTATTCTCTTTTAATACTAAGTGATTGATTAAGTCTAAGTCACCTAAAAAACTTTCACAATTAATAATTAAACGTAAATGCTCACTTTGAAGATATAAATCTCCATCTAAAGCAAATATATTATATATGTCAGTTAGATAAGCGTTTTGTATTTTAGGGTTAGAATCCTTTAATTGTTGTTTAAGTTCTTTTATTTTATCTTCTTGCTTGTCGTTTAACTCGTTTAGTTCAACTATCTCTTTTAATAGTCTGTTAACTTGCTTTTGTAGTTCTTCTTTTGTCATTTGTTTAATTGTTT